GTCTTGGTCGACTGTGACCAAGCTCTCGCGAGAGAGCTTGGCCCATCGTATGAGCGCGGGAACCCCACCAGACCTCGAGAGAGGCTTGGCGGGCTTGACCCCCATACGACGGAACACAGCCGACCTTCTTGCCCTGTCTGGTCTAACCGCTACCCTCTTCCGCTTGAAGCGCTCGCCCTCAGAGAGTCTTATCTCATCCTCGATGAGACAAGACTTGAAGGACAGGAGCGCCTCGAGTGGCACGGTCGCAGAGCCGCCGGGCTGGAACCACACAGAGATTGCTCTCTGTGCCTTCCAGTACGACGCCGGCTTGACGACGCGAACGAGGGGTTGCGGGTAGAGGCCCGCCTCGCGGAATGGCTTTGTCCCTATCAAGTCAGTCGCGATCACGGCACTCGGCCCCCTGGAGACCAGGGCACCGAGGCGTGCACGCAACTTACGAGATACGGACAACCCGCGACCCGTGTATCCGAGGCCACCCACCTGCACCGGAAGATGCAGACGGGGGTCCTTCACGATCCATGGGAAGCGGGCTCTCACCACTCTCTCCATTCGCCTAAGCCCCAGGTTGTCAAGCCTGGGGTCGGCTCCCACTGGTGCCCGGAGGACCGGTGGTGGAACGGAGGGAGGGAAGTAGAGAGCCATTCCGTCCTTGTTCCACTCTCCTGGTCTCGCAAGAATCTCACAGGCCGTCCACGAGTGGTCGGCCTTGAAGGTCTTGCGGGTGTTAAGAGAAGCACCCACGGATTCGACGCGGTCAGCGTACAGGTCCAAGGCCGAACCTCCCCTGCGGGAGGAGGCCTCAACCCTGTAACGCCCCACGGCGTCGTCCCCGTGAGTGAGACTCTTAGTGAACGCGCTGGTGGCCCAGGCGTTCACCCAAGAGAGTACAACAAAGGACAGAGGCGTGCCCATCGGACTCCCTCGCCGGAACGGCCCTTCACCGATCTTGTCGCCAAGGTCAGTGAAGCTCCAGGTCGCTCCGTCTCGCAATCCAAGGCTCCTGAGAGCCATGACCTCGTCCGCAGGACGGATGAGGCCACGACTGACAAGAGCCTCGACAACTACCTTGACACAAGCATGGGAGAGCCCGTCCGTGGCCCTGGACAGGTCCAGGGACGCGAACCTCTCGCCATGCTTGTGCTGAAGACCGTTGGGAACCTCAAGGGACCCGTCCTCGATACGCCAGTGGTTGGGAGCCAACCAGCGCAACGAGGAGCGGACCCACGATCCTTCTACGAAGGTCAAGCAATCGGGGACACCGATCACCCGAACTTTGTATCCGGATTGTCTGAGCGCGTGTGCCTTCATGCCAAAGGGTTTCCCCTGAGACCTGAGGTACAGCACACCCGCGCAGCGATAAGATTCCCTGAGGTCCTCAGACACCCCTTGGCATGGCCTGAGGACCACCCGAGCCTTCTGCGAGCAGAAGGCACCGAGCGAGTCACCAGACCATGGGTGGTACTTGACCTGGGTCTCACCCCGGGCCTCGCACCCCTGTCCAAGGTGTTCAAGGTAGCCGTCGATGCCGCCCCGGGTGGCAGGCCACTCGAGACAGCTGGAGAGCGAGGAGGGAAGCCTCCTTGGAGCCCGAACCTTGCCATTGCCACTTGCGCCCGGCGCAAGAGCAACGAAGGAACGGAGGGACTCCAAAGAGGCAACCGATGTGGGATAATCGGAGGTCGCCATCACTTTCGCGCTCTGGAGAGCACTCACCGTAGCCCTCACCGAGGGCTCCGGGAGTGCCCGGGCGAGACGGGTGAAGGCGAAGGCGTTCTCGGGCTCGCGCACTGCCAGGTAAATCAACGCCTCGACCACATCCTTCCGGATGCGACACGGGGAGTTGGTGAACCTCTTGGAGTGCAGGGCGTGCCCGCGAACGTTGTGGCACAGCATCTTCAACTCTTGCACGACGAATGCCAAGCCTCGGCTTGGCATCGTTGCCGTTACCCAAGAATGAAGATGCCATGCCACCCTCCGATTATCCCAGCCAGACAGGACAAGACCGCTCCAACAAGTTGTCCAGACCTGTCGGAGTGGAGACATTTCGCCTCCGTGATGCCGGTGCGCACGGGCCTCCTCCGAGGGGCGTGTGCGACCGTTACGCGGTTGGCTCTTTACAGATAACGTGAGTCGTCTGTAGGTGTTGCGCAGCATGCGTG